TCAAAATCAGTTCTTATAAAATCAAATTCGGGATATTGGGGAAATCCATCCCAAGCCGCGTTTTGATTTGTTGGTTGTGGTGGGACTGATGGATTATTTCCAGAAGGGTAATAGGAAATTGCGTTTGCTACCGCATTTGTGTAATATAAATTATCTCTAAACGGAGGATAAATCGTAGATCCTGTATAGGCATTTTCAAATATAACGGTATATTTGGTTACAGGTCTAAATATCGTAGATTGTTGTCTTTCATCATCAAAAACTGTAACCAAGTTCAAATCAACACTTCTATCAAATTCAATAATTTCTTTATTACTTTGAGCAAAAGGAACATTAATAAACTGATCTGTTTTTGGGGCTCCTTTATATCTTTGAGTTGATAAAATAATATTTGTTGTTGGGTCTACTATCATAATTCTTCTTCTACTACTGGCACATAAAGTTTATAAAATCTGTTAATGGCTGTTTTTCCGTTGTTTAATCCGAAGTAAAAGTGGTATGGAGCACCAACTACGATCACTGAAGATGTTGTTACTGTTGAATTTGGTGTTCCTTGTAAAATATTCGCCAAAGGTGTTATTGGTAATGGATTTCCATTATTATCGAAACTTGATATATAACCAAGTTTTGTAAGACTCGTTTGATATTTTCCAGTAAGAGTTGTAAAATCTAAATCCTGATATTTTTTTTGGTAAAATCCTGATCCTGAACTTGCGTTTGTGAACCAATTGTTGTTTTCAGACCCAAAAATGTTTGGTGTTCCTACGACATCTTGAGGTGTGGTAATTGACCATCTATAGTTAGGAACAACTTGTGATTTTGGATATCCAAATTGTTCTTCAATTAATGGATTGAAACTATAAGTTTCAATCCCTGGGGACATAATTTTTCTATATCTTTGTCCGTCTTCATTATCAGAAAAAAATAATCCCATTATTGGTCTTACTTTACGTGGTGGTAGAGAATTTAAATTTCCATTTTGATTATCTCCAAAATAAATGTAGTTTGGTGTTGGGATATTTTCTGTTATAAATGGTAAAACTTTCCATTCTGAGTTTATTGAAAGCATTTGTGCCCAATCTCCATCAATTCTGTCCCCACCTCTTTTACTGTTGAAAAATTGAAATATTCCGACACCTTCACCACTACTTTGTCCAACATTAATTGGTAACATTCTGTTTCTTGTCCCTTCATTTGTTAATCTTGATAAAAATCCCAATTGTATAATATCCGAGTTATCCTGATAGGATGTTGTTTTTATTTGATCAACATAGTATGATCCATTTGATTGTGCATTATTTGATGAACAACAAATCTCATTTGTAAATGAATCTCTTGACCCTAAGTCAACTATTGTTGTTGGAAATTGTATTTGTTTTGAATTAAACCCAGGAAATAAATTGGTATTTTGAGATGGTATTGGGGAATCTTTACCAATAAAATCAGTTCCATTCCAAGGTGACGATCTATATAAAAACTGATTTGTTAAATTGTTAAAAATAATCACATCATCACAGTATTTAAAACGAGGTGAAGTTATGTTTAGTTTTGGTAGGCTTTTTTTATTAAAGCTATACATATATAATACCCCATTTATCCAATTATTTTGAAAAACTTGAGCAAAAACCCCGCGACAAGCACCGAAGTTCATCATAAATCTTGTTTTCCACTCCAAAAACAATCTTACATCTGCCAAAAGTTGTAGGATATATGGTCTGTTTATCAAACAGTAACAACCATTAATCATCCTGTCTTGTGGAACATCACATTGTCCAGTTGGCAAGACACCAACGTCAATTCCTGAGCCACTATAACAAGCCAAAGGAACCATTCCCTCACAAGTTAACGTTGCTGTCAACCCTGAAATAACATCATTAGAATCTTGTGACTCTCCTGATCCAGGTTCACCTCCCGCATAAATCGATGGTGCCGACACTATTCCATTACTTGTAAAAACCGCAAAATTGTTGTTTTGGTGTAAAGCATATCCCGTTCTGTTACCCGCACCGTCTTCAGTTCCTGTTGAAGTTGGTAATCTATCGCTTCTCATAACAATTTTACTTGGGTCTGAGAAATTAATCGGCGCTAGTGAAAATCTATAATATACCGAAGAGTATAATGAACTTAAATCGCCCCCCGCACTATTTGACGCAAAGTTATTATTTGTGCTTTGTGATTTATAATACTCGCTGACCTGACATGAATTATTACAAGAACCACCACTATCAGTATCTAAGGAGTAATTAAAATTAAGATTGTTAGACCAAGCGGCAAAAGTTCCACCACCAATATAATCAACTTGATTTTTTGGTAATGTATAAGGAGTAAGTTGTAAAAAACCGGTTGGTAAAGTCAAAGAACCAATACTTTGCCAGTTCATGTAAGGTGTTGGTATAAAGGATGAAGAAATTACGTCATCTGTACTTAAATAGTAATAAGGTAAGTTTGAAGTAAATGCGGTAAAATTTGACGGTGTTATATTGAAACTATAAGAAGGAAAGTATAAATAATTATCAGTATTTGAAATGGTGTTATGACTTCTTGGTTTTTGACCTGAAGGGTATGCTTGAATTGGTATATTTAAATAATAACTACCTTCTACTTCTATATTTCCTGATGTTGTGTATCCAAAGATGGAAGACAGATCGTATCGAATTGTTTGTTTGGGTGTGTGTGGATCAACTCCTCTTGTAAAAATACAAACTTCGAAGGTTTCATATCCAGGTAATAATCTAACAACATCATAAATTGTCCATGAACTAAAGGTGTTTGTATAATTCACAACACCGCAATCTGGTACCGCAATTTGTACGTTGTGAAACAAGTATGCCGAATTGTATGATCCTGATGTTGGTAAAGAACTGATTTCAAAATCGGAAACTGTCATACCCGTAATTAGTTGAAAATACTCCATGTCGGTTGCGTATTTCAAATAATCTTGTTCAACTGAAGAATTTCCTATCACAGGAAGTTGCGACACTTGTGGAACATTAATTAATACATTTGATTGTGAATTTGTTTGGCCGTTGGGGTCAGTTGAGTTGGCATAATTTATAAGAATGCTAGTTTGCCCAGTTAAAGTTGTTCCTGTAATCGCATTATTATTAAACAAATTTGATGTTGCGCCTGTTAAATTTACCATTCTAAGTGTTGATCCTAAATCTATATAATTTGGATCTTGGAATGTACATAAGTTTCCTATACCAATAGAATTTGTGGTTCCGGCATTCATTAAGACAACAACTACCTGATCATCAAATTTTGCAACCGATTGGTTGGTGTTAATAGATGGGTTTATCCAAGTCGATATTCTATTTTCTCCTGAAAAATATTTATCTCGAGTATTAAACTCATTTAATTTCTGAGGAAAAGTATCTGTCAATGGATAAGCAAAATATCTTCTGTCAGGTGCGGTATTCTTTTTTTCCGCAGACCACAAAAACGGTTGAGGGGCATGTAATAAGTAAAATTCATTATTAAAAAGTCTATTTGGGTTATTTGAGGATATCACATCATAACCAGATATAGTTCTTTTTAAATCTAAACTTGCTTGTACAACAATATCCAATGATATATCATTATTGTTTAATAAAGTTTCGAAAGACTCATAGTTTCCACTATATCCACCTCCACAGTCAAATGGTTCGCTCCCATCTGGAAGTTTCAATAAATTTGGGTGTTTAATATCGTATAGATTTGCACTATTTACAGGAGCAATTAGAGTATTTACTTTCGTTAAAGTAGCGGTGTAAGGTAAATCACCAGAACCATTATTATAATCCGTAGCCGATTCAACTTGATTTCCAGTGTTTTGATCTTCATTATAACCACATTGACACTCACAACTTGTACAATCAGGATACGCAATCATTGGTAAACCTAATCTTGGAAATCCTGGTATTTCTCTACCTTTAATATTAAATAACTTTTTTAAAAAATTGATTATTGTCCTAATCAACTCCCATATTGCGGCTACGATGTGGATTGTGTATATTATAAGTATAATTGGCCAAGCCAAAATATTTAAAAATAAATTAAAGATAAAAAATAAAAAATCAAAATTTCTTATTATATCATTTACAGGAAAAGTATTAATAGTTGATTTACAAGTTCTATTGTCTATTTCTTTAATTCCCAAATGTCTTGCTCTCCCTATACCTTTTTTATACCTGTCCAAAAACATTGCTGTAGTGTAGACTTTGTTAAAATTGAATTCGAAAAAAGTATCTTCGCAATTAATCGCATCTTGTGTATTCACATAGTCATCCCAATCTGTACTGAATGCATAAGATTTTAAAACATCGAATAATTGAGCTGGTATTTGTGTAAAAGTGATATTTTGTGGTTGTGTTGGGTCTATAGGGGTTGAAACGATTTTAAAACTATCTCCAGCATTCAAACTTATTGAATTTAACGAACCTACATATATAGACCCATTAATAAAAATTTGATATGAATCAACATTTGTTGTTACTGGATTTGATAATCCCTCCTGTAGTAAAAAAATAACAGTATTACCCGTGATAACCCCAACTGGTAGTTGATAACTATAGCTTCCGATAGTTGTGGGGTCAAAAGGGTCATTTGATGAATTGGTCCAACCATATTCTTTTATATTGGGGACTAAAAAATCGGCCTTCATAAAACTATTTTTTAATCCTTGTTCGTTCTGCCATTTGAACCTAAACCTATATCTCCCTTTTGTTGGTATTCCTTTTTTTGGATCATTTGATATGACTTGTTGTCCAAATTCGTTCGTATATACATAATCCAAATTCATAGGGACATTTAATAAGTAAGTTCCATCACCATCAATAACTTTTCCCCCTTGTTCTATTTGATACTTTTCTAAAATTGGAAGTCCTTTATTGTCTGAATATATTGTATGTCTAATTGCTTGGATTTCTCCTGGACCCGCAACTAATTCACATAAATTACCTGTGTTATTTTTTGGTTTACATCCAACTTTTAAAGCGTCGTCATCACTTGTTGAGATAATTGACCCCATAAAAATTGCTGTGGGTTGAATGTTGATATTTGCTTGTTTTGTTAAGTCAAAATCGACCCTTGTTATACCAACTTGACAAAGGTCCGCATCTCCCCAAAAAGGTCTAACATCAACATCAAAAACTAAATTTTTAATTTGGGGTAATTCTCTAAGGTTTGTTGATGATTTAAATCTGGCCCCATTTACTTGACTTTCTGTTGCTAAACCTTGTTGAATTAAATCTTGTGGTGATAATGAAAAACAACCTATATCTGATAAATCAACGTCCATAACAATAGTTTGTGTTCCTAACGGGACACCAACAAACATAAAATCACCACTTTCATTTGTTGTTACGGTGAACCTATAATATTTGTCGTATACCTCAATATACGATCCGTCCATCAAAACATCCCCTTTATTGGGAAAAGACCCTGTTGATGAGTGTCCGTTATATGAAGGTAATTTCGGTAATAAATTATATCTATAACCATCAACATTAGTGTCAGTTATTGATTTATATGGATATAACTCTGAAATTACGGGGTTTAACTCATCTGCAGAGTCTAATGGTATAAAAACCGATACTTTAGCATTTGGTAATCCAAATCCTCCGTTTACAAAAACTCTACCAGTCACAATTCCATAGTCAGAACAAAATCTGGTATAAATATCATTTTTCAAAATCTTTAAAGATAATATCTCTAAAGACTCCCAATCTTGTTCTAAATTTACATTTATAAATTTGTCTTGACCTACTTCGGTTCTTATTCTATACGATTTTGGCATTAAAAAATTAGTTTTTCATAAATAGTTTATTTCCTATTTTGAATAAAAAATAGTTAGATTATGAAAAAAATAAATGACTAAGAGAAATTGACGGTTTTTAGATTCAATACTCTAACATTAATATCTTTGTTTGGGTATCTAATTTGATAAATTTGAGTTGGTGTTGCAAACAAAGTGTCTGCAGTTGGTTTGATTTGTCTTGTGGCAGAATCTGAATATGGCATCGAAGTTTGAGCCGATGAGTATTGTCCTCCTACTTGATTGAAAATTAAAATGTCTGATATACTTACAATACCATTTTCTGCTTGTATTAGCCTTCTTAGTTCAGAAATGTTAACATTTTGCCCAAGTTGTCTTACTAATGGATTAAAAAAGTTTCCAATAATTTGTATTGTTTTTGAAACAATTGCTCCTTGATTTTGACTATTTTCTAATACCACATCAACAGTAATTGCCAAGTCTATCACATCTGCGGACTCTACTGATATATAATCATTTATCATTCTGTAGTTAGACAAATAATTAGCAACATTTTGTTTGAGAGTGTTTGACACAACATTTGTTAATGTTCCTGAATTATCATAAGACAACATTTTAATTCTTATTTTATTATTTTCTTCCGTAATTGCAACTTTTGCCGGAGCCCCAAATTGAGCTGGCATCGTTCTTATAATAGAATCGTAATCATTAACCGTTACCGCTCTATTTTGAGCAGCAAAGTTAAAAGATACTAAATTTCTAACATCTTCTGTTGTTGGTGGATTTGCACCTCCTATCGCTGCGGTTACGTTGTTACATTGTAAACTATTTATGACACTTCTATTTACACTGTCAGAAGGTCCGTTAACCGCAAAAGACACTGTGCCAATTTGGTTTATAGTATTTATACCAATATTACTTGACAATCCTCCACCAATTCTATATTGAATAAATAATGTCGTGTTGGGTGTGAGGGCTGCCCCAAGAGCCAAGTTGTTTGTATATCTACTCAAATCAAATCCTTTACCATCCAAAGCAAATTGTCTAAGTTGTTCATCGGCCGAAATGTTTCCACCACCAAAAGTTAATTTACAAAACCCTTGTGATGTGAATTCTGAAATAAATTTGTTTGATGTTGTGATATATCGTCCTACTTTAATACCTGGTTGATCTGAAGTTTTGGTCGGGTCTTCAATAAAAACTCTATCTTGAACCAAAGCGTCTACTTCAAACCATCTTTCAGGACCTAAACTCAAAAAATCCTGTGGATTTGGAATTGTTGAATATTGTGTTCCTGACTTTTGTAAAACACTTGTAATACCTAAAACATTTTTTTCTGGTAAAAATAATTCAAAATATGGTTTTACTTCGTTTGGTGTTACCGTTCTTTTAAACACCTTTGTAATTCCATTAACAACAACTTCTCTTTTAACAATAGTATAATTTAATAATTTTCCACTTGAGTCAAAATTTGGAATTTTTAATCTATTTGGGGATCCTTCGGCATTTGTTGGGGATGCGAAGTCAATGTCATAAACAGTTTCAAATGGTTGTCCTCCGCCATTAACTTGAGAACCTCTACGTAAAATTCCACAATATCTAAGATCTTCACGATCACCAAATGCCGGAACCGTGATAGAAAAATCAACTAGAGCAACAGATGGTCTTTGACCAGGAACTTTAAGACCATAGGTTCTTGCAATATTGTAAATAGAACTTTTTTGTTGAGCAAATTGTAATACAGTCTCTTGAATGCTCCTATCTATTTGGAAATTTAAATTATCTGTTACCGCAGCATTAAGATCTAACATAACTGAAAAAATTCCAGCATCGTTAAAGTTTTGAACCAAATCAGGATAATAAGTTCTTGTAAAATTTATTAACTCGGTTCGAACTCCCTGAAAATCTCTAACCGTATATGATATTTTTTTTTCTGCCATTTATAATATTAAATATTGATAATTATAAAATCACTTGATTCAAAAGCAGAATCTGTTATTTTATAATCTATTTTGATTTTTGCCGTGTGTTCTAAAGTTCCAATATTAGTAACAGTAAATTCTCTTTCTCCATCCTTGTTCACAGTATATCCTTTATTTTCTAATCCAGCGGATCCAGGCTCTACACTTATATTTGTTATTTGTAGATTTGGCATATAAGTATTTACACTAGTTTTTATTTCTGATTCTATATCAGAAAATGTTGGTCCGTCTAACGGTTCAAAAATATACTCATACAATCTTGTTCCAAAATCTGGTAAAAAATATCTGGAACCCTTTCTTGTCAAAATTAAATGAACTAAACTCGATCTAATTTCTTGTTCTGTAGTATTAGTAACATCTAAATATCTTCCTGTAAAAGAGTCAACAAAAGGAAAAGAAATTCCATAAGTAATACCATTTGCCATATCACATATAAATATAGGTTAGGTTTTTTTTAAGTAAAAATTACAGAAAAACTTTATTTACCTATAC